ACCTGAAGCTGCAAATTATGACCTTCTTTAGGAATCTTTTTGCCCCTGCGCCCGTCAGTGTTGCTGGCAATTACTTTGGCGGTGGTGCGCCCAGCATGTTCACCAACCCTTCGTTCGGTGTAGGCACCGGAAGCTTTGGCGGTTCGCTGCTGCCCAGCTTTGCAATGGGTGGAATCATGACCGCCAATGGTCCACTGAAGCTTCGTCGTTATGCCGCTGGCGGTATTGCAAGCGGTCCGCAGCTCGCTATGTATGGCGAAGGTAGTCGCCCTGAAGCTTATGTGCCTCTGCCTGATGGTCGCAGCATTCCGGTAACAATGAAAGGCGGTGGGGTCGGTAATGTTGTGGTGAATGTCGATGCCAATGGCAGCAACGTTGAAGGCAACGGTCAACAGGCCAATGCACTTGGCAAGGCAATCGGCATCGCCGTTCAGCAAGAGCTGATCAAGCAGAAACGTCCTGGAGGCTTGCTCGCGTAATGGCCACTTTCAACGACGCCACTGTTGGCACCAGTACAGGCGGCACCACGCCTGATTTCGGTGCGTCACGTAAAAGCCAACCTGTTGTCCGCAAAGTGCAGTTTGGTGATGGCTATGAACAACGGCTCACTTATGGCCTGAATCAAAACCCACGCATTTGGGATCTGACTTGGACAGCCAAGGACAGCACAGATGCTGATGCCATTGAAGCGTTCTTTGATGCACGCGCTGCTGACAATGCCAGTTTTGATTGGACGCCATTGGATGAAGCAACCGCCTACAAGTGGGTTGTAGAGAGTTGGTCGCGTGATCTGCGTTACGCCAACGTAAATACGATTACGGCCACCTTCCGCCAAGTATTTGAACCCTGATGGCGTACTCGGCTTGGGCTAGTTCAACTACTTATGCCGTTGGTGCGATTGTTCGCGCTAGCAGCCTGCAGGCATCCGGCCTCGTCTTCCAGTGCGCCACGGCTGGCACCAGCTCCAGCTCCCAACCAGCTTGGCCAACTGACATTGGCAGCACCATTACCGATGGCACGGTTGTCTGGACGGCGATCAGCAGCGTCTACGAGGAGCTGGCCGCACTGGCACCAAGCGCCATCATTGAACTGTTCGAAATGACGCTGGACACCACCCTGCACGGCAGTAGCGACACCTACCGCTGGCACAACGGCTGCAACGCCAACGTTACCGGCAACATCACGTGGAACGGCAACGCTTACGCCCGCCTGCCCGTCAAGGCTGACGGCTTTGAGTACAGCAACACCGGCACGCTCCCGCGCCCCACGCTGACCATCAGCAACCTGGATGGCAACATGACCACGCTGCTGTTGCTGGTCAACGCCACCACACCCGGCAACGACCTCGGTGGCGCCACCGTCAAACGCATCCGCACCCTCAAGAAATACCTTGATGGCGAAGCCGCCGCAGACCCACATGCCAAATTCCCCGATGAGGTCTGGTACGTGGACCGCAAGGCAAGCGAAAACCGCGACTCTGTGAGCTTCGAGCTGGCCAGCAAATTCGACCTCGCTGGCGTGATGATCCCCAAGCGCCAAATCATCGCCAACATCTGCCAGTGGCAATACCGAAGCGGTGAGTGCGGCTACACAGGCAGCAACTACTTTGATGTCAACGACAACACTGTCGGCGTGTTGGCCGAAGACCGTTGCGGCAAGCGGCTCAGTTCGTGCAAGTTGCGATTCGGTGAAGTCGCTGAATTGCCCTTTGGATCCTTCCCCGGCGCCGGTCTGACCCAATGAAACTCAGCAAATCCATCCAAGAAGCTGCCCTGGAGCACGCAAAGGCGGAATTTCCAAAGGAATCCTGCGGTTTGGTCGCCGTGGTCAAAGGCCGCAAGCGGTATTTTCCCTGCCGCAACATGGCCGAAACACCAGACGAACACTTTGTGCTGGATCCGGTTGACTACGTTGCCGCTGAAGAACAGGGCGAAATCGTGGCGGTGGTACATAGCCACCCGAAGACCAACCACGCCCCATCGCAAGCTGACCGCGTTGCCTGCGAAAAATCTGGCCTGCCCTGGCACATCGTCAACCCCCAGACTGAACAGTGGGGCTATTGCGAACCCGAAGGTTTTGAACTCCCCTACGTGGGACGCGAATTTGTCTTCGGAATTGTGGACTGTTACACCCTGTGCCGCGACTGGTACAACCGCGAATTTGGCCTCAATTTGAGCGACTACGACCGCCGCGACCAGTTCTGGCTACGGGGTGAGAATTTATACCTAGACAACTTCGCCAATGAGGGCTTCTACCCGATCTCTCTGGAAGAACTGCAGTACGGCGACGCGATCCTGATGCAACTTGCATCACCGCTGCCCAACCATGCGGCCATCTATCTAGGTGACCAACTGATCCTGCACCATCTGCAAGGCCGACTCAGTAGCCGTGATCTGTACGGCGGTTATTATTTGAAGAGCACCGCCCGAGTCCTGCGGCATGAAAGTCGTTAAGGTCTACGGCGCACTCCGCAAAAAGCTCGGCCAGTGCCGCTTCCAATTTGAAGCCGACACGCCTGCCCAAGCTCTCAAGGCACTCTGCATCAACTTTCCCGGCCTTGAAAAGTGGCTGCTGGATAGCGAAAAAGACGGCGTTGGTTATCGCGTAACCCTCGGAAAAGAAAAAATTACCGAACAAAACGCCGTCCTAATTGCAGCCCCATTTAGTGAGCGTGAAGTATTTAGCATCACGCCCGTTATTGCTGGTGCAGGTCAGGGTGGCGGCCAAATCTTGGCAGGCATTGGTCTTGTCGCGCTGGCCATTGTTACTGGGGGCATTGCGTCTGCCGGCGTAGCTTTGGGCGGCTTTATGGGCATCGGCACCGTTGGCACTGCCGTTGTTGGTATTGGTGCCAGCTTGGTGCTTGGTGGTATTGCTCAATCTCTGTCTCCCGCCCCAGTTCAATCCACCAACACACTGGAGCGCGGACGCGACGCTGCAAAGTTTGAGTCCTTTACGTTTTCCGGCATTGTCAACACCGCGAAGCAAGGTTTGCCCGTGCCAATCGCCTATGGGCGTGTATTTGTTGGCTCCGCTGTTCTCTCCAGCGGCCTTGATGTTGACCAACTGATATGACACGGATTGTCGGCTCTGGCGGTGGCGGTGGTGGCGGTTGCTTCCTGGGGCATACCCTTGTCGCAATTCCGGGTGGTACGCGCCGCATTGATGAACTGCAGGTTGGCGACCTCGTACTGAGTTTTGATGACAAAGGCGGACTGCACGAAGCCCAGATCCTCAAGGTTCACGAGCACGAAGGTGAGCGCGTCATCCGTTACACGCTCTGGGGCGGCCAGCATCTTGATGCCACACCCAACCACTGGGTCCTCAACCAATTCAACGCCTTCGTCGAAATCGACACTCTCGGCTCCGACGACTGCCTCGTTGATGCCAACAACCACCTGCGCCCAATCGTCGGCAAAACCGAATTCTGCACTGGCACGGTCTACAACCTGACGGTCGAAGGCCATCACACCTTCATCGCCAACAACATCCGCGTCCACAACGCCGGCCTAGGTCTCGGCATTGCTGGTGCTGGCGGCGGCGGCGGTGGCGGCGGTAAAGGCGGCGGTGGTGGCGGTGGCTCCAGCCGCACCCCAACAGAAGCCGACGACTCACTCCAGTCAGTTCAATACGCCAGCGTGCTGGATCTGCTGTGCGAAGGTGAAATTGACGGCATCGAAAACGGCGAAAAAGGCATTTATCTGGAAGGCACTCCAGTCCGCGACGCCGCCAACAACGCCAACTTCGAGGGCTACACAGTCGTCACCCGCACTGGCACGCAAGCCCAGAGCTACATCAGCAACGCGATTGGCACCGAGAGCGAAGAAGGCGTCAACGTCGAAGTTGTTAATGCAACCCCAATCGTCCGCACCATCACCGATTCGGACGTGGATCGTGTGCGCGTCACGCTGCAAGTCCCATCGCTGCAAATTATCGAAGATGACGGCGACATTGTTGGCCACAGCGTCCAAGTCCGCATCCAAGTCCAGTACAACGCCGGCGGGTACACAACCGTCGTAGACGACACGATCAGCGGCAAAACCAGCAACCGCTACCAGCGCGATTACATGATCCCGCTGTCTGGTGCGTTCCCCGTTGACATCAAAGTCATCCGCGTCAGCGCCGACGAATCCAGCACCAAACGCCAAAACCAAACTTACTGGTTCAGCTACACCGAAATCATCGACGAAAAGCTGCGTTACCCCAACAGCGCATTGGCATTTTTGCGGTTTGATTCCCGCCAGTTCGATTCAATCCCAACCCGCAAGTATCTGATTCGTGGACAAAAAGTCCAACTGCCCAGCAACGCCAGCGTCGATACCACCACGTACTTGGGTCGCGTCACCTATTCCGGCGTCTGGGACGGCACCTTCGGCGCTGCAACGTGGTGTAACGACCCAGCGTGGTGCCTCTGGGATTTGCTCACCAACACCCGTTACGGCGCCAGCATCCCCACCAGCAGCCTGGATCGCTACGACTTCTACGCCATCAGCCAATACTGCAACGCCCTTGTTGACGACGGCAAAAACGGATTGGAACCACGCTTCTCCTGCAACCTACTAATTAACAGCCGCGACGAGGTTTACAACGTCATCCAAGAGATGACCAGCCTCTTCCGTGGCATCGCGTATTACGGCGCCGGCTCGCTGGTGCTCCAGCAAG